GCCACCTGCCAGATTGAGTCTGGAATACCCGACGCCTCGTCAAAGATCAGCAGCACGCCGTCCAGGTTGTGCAGACCCGCGTAGGCGTCCGGGTTCTCGTCCGACCACAGGCGCCCCTCCACCGACCAGAACCGCGTACCTTTCTTCAGGTCGCGCTCCACGATGTCCGCCAGCCACTTGGCGGGCGTCACGCGCGTCGCGCTGATCTCAAACCAATGGCTGTTGATCATCATTGCCAGCCACTTGGTGATCTCCGACCATGTGATCGAGCGGAGCTGCGCCTCGCTGTTGGCCGACACGATAGTGGTCGACCCTATGCGCGTTGTCAGCATCCACAGCACGAGCCAACTGACTAAAGCGGACTTGCCGATCCCGCGACCGGAAGCTACCGCCAGCCTGAACACCTCATAGGCGTCGCGTGGCTTGTTGTTGGCGATGTGTTGCGCCATTGACCGCAGAATTTTTCGCTGCCACTTGCGTGGGCCTTGGTAGGCGGCCAGTGGCGTGCCGGGCTGGCCCCACGGAAACGCCATCATTACAAACGCTTCTGGATCGTTTTTGATGCGCGGCTGCCAAAGCCGCGTCATCAGAAGTTGTTCGTCAGACGCGCTGTAAATCGGCTGTTGCATCAATTACGCCCATGTCGATGACGCGTTTTTCGGCCTGCTCCAGCGCGGTGATGACGCTGATCTGCTGCGCCACGTCAATCTGCACCTGTTGCTTTGCGACCCACTCGTGCCGGTGGCGCAGCACTTCCAGCGCCATCTTGGCGTCGCCGTTCCGAGCGGCTTCGTACAGCACCGTTGACATCTCCAACTCAGCGTCGGCGCGCCCTTTCTGCTCTGCCATCTCGACCAACGGGTCCATCTGACACAGGCGCCGATACTCGATTGGCAGCATCTTGGCGGCCATTGCCAGATTGTCGCCTCTTAGCCCTCGCTTGGCAGCTTCATAGACTGCTTGCAAGCGCGCCTCGGTCGCCTCCAGCGTTCGTACGGTCAGTGGCAAAGATTGGAACGTCATGCGCGGATTTTGGGGTATTGGCGGGGGGAGAGTCAAGTTTGCTAATTTACAAAAAATAAAAAAGTTTTTGCGACCCCTCCGTTTTTGACCGGCCCTCTCGCCGGCCCTGGCCGGGGGCCATCGAGCTGCGCGGCCCCGAGCTGGCGACGGTCAGCTGTTACGTTATAACGTCACGCAATGTGATGTTGTAACGTCACGCTGCCCTGGGCGATTGGTTGATGGGTCAAATGGGTCACGGCCGGCAAGGTCGGCAAGGTCGGTCAATGGGTCAAATGGGTCACGGGTGTCGGGTGTCGATCCGTGCGTTTGATGGGTCAAATGGGTCAAATGGGTCATGACCCTTTAAATCGGAACCTATGCGAAAACGGGCAAAACAGGCGCGCTCATGGGTCAAATGGGTCAATGGGTCATGGGGTTTTTTTTCGCGCCAACGCGCGCGGGCGACGCGCCCAGCGACCATAGCCGTCAGCGTTTCATCTATAAAACAAATCTACTTTGATTAAATACTTATAAATCCATAACCCATTTGACCCATTTGTCTCTGAAAACCAGCGCCGACGCCATGACCCCAAGTTGACCCAGCATGGCCCATCGCGCGACGCGACGCAATGGGTCATGCAAACCGCTTGCAAAGTGTCTCAAGATATGCGACAGTCACACATCGGCGCCGCGTCGGCGCCGTCAACCAAGAGGCTCACATGTACATCGAACACGCTGAAATTCTAATCTCGCACGCTGACGCGCAGGCAATCGTCTCCGTCATCACCACGTGGGACGACGGCGACACGGACTCGCACAGCGAGCGCTCGTTTCAGGACGGCGACTATCTCGCCGACGCGCGCGCCTACGCCGCAGCGCTCGGTCTGTCGATCGTCGAAACCACTGTTTAATTCTGGAGGCTCACATGCTTACACTCTCACGCTTCAATGTCCGTATCGTCCGCACCGGCGACGCTTACGGTCTGAACGATTGCCTGATCAACGATGGCGCGCCGCTCGTCGAGTTTTACGACAATCGGTACATGCACACGCCGCGCGGGCAGTTTGTCAGTCGTTACTTTGTTTCGACAATTCTTGAGCGCACGCACGCTGGTTTGATGCTTGACGGCAGCGTACCAGCGTGGACCGTCAGCGCCGACGACATGCGGCTTGTGGACGCGTATCTGCGCGGGTTTGTCGACGCGGACGCCGCAACTGTCTGATTCACCATCCCGGCGCCCCCGGGCGCCGCTAATACTCTGGAGTCTACTGCAATGCACTATCAAGCCCATCTATCCCTAAAATCAGCTAACGCAAAAACCGGTCCGATTCCGGTATCGACCACGTCGCGCGCCACATGCCCGACAGATTGCGCCATGCGCGACGCGTGCTATGCCGCGTCAGGCCCGCTCGCGCTGCACTGGGGCGCCGTCAGCGCGGGCACGCGCGGCACGGATTGGCAAACCTTTACCGCGTCGATCGCCGCGCTGCCTGACGGTCAATTGTGGCGTCACAATCAAGCCGGCGACCTGCCGGGTGACGGGCGCACGGTCGACCCGGTCGCGCTGGGCCATTTGGTCGCTGCTAATCGCGGGCGCCGCGGGTTCACGTATTCGCACTATCGCGACCCGGCATCGCTGTCTTGGATCAAAACTGCGAACGAATGGGGTTTCACAATCAACCTATCCGCAAACGATCTCGCCGACGCGGATACGCTCGCCGATACCGGCGCCGGTCCGGTCGTTTGCGTGCTACCGTCAACGACCACGCAAAACACTCGTACGCCCGCCGGGCGTCGCGTGGTCGTTTGCCCAGCGACCCAGCGCGACGACGTGAGCTGCGCGACGTGCCAATTGTGCGCGCGCCAGCGCGACGTGATCGTCGGCTTTCCGGCGCACGGCACACGGCGCCGCGTGATCGATATCAAGCTTGCTGCTTAATCTGGAGCGCTTACCATGCCGACTAAACCGACCTTCCCCATGCGCGTCAAAGGTTCCGACAAAACCATCGACGTCAAATATGATCGCTTGATCTACACACGCGGGCATCGCGCGCATATCTTTGCGCTCCATCGCGAACAAACCGCCGGTATTCCGCGCGATCGCCGAGAATGGATCGTCTCCGATCCGGTGTCGGGATATCGCCTATTGCGCGTCGACGCGCATTACAAGGGCATGTCAATATCGTCTGCGAGTCTGACGATCGCCCAGGCGCGCCAGTGCGCGCTCGCCGATATTGATCGACTAATCGACCGTGTCGGGCTTGAAAAGTTTGAAACCGTAATTGATCGCGCGCATGCCGGCGCGCAAACCGTTGGAGCCTGATCATGCCCCGCACTATTCTCGAATGGTTCCTTTTCATCGCCGCCGGCATTGCGCTCGGTTGCGCTCTCTTTTTTGGACTATCAGCATGAGACGACATTTCGCACAAACCAAACACGCCAAACAAGCCGAATGGCTCGCGCGATTCTCGGACCTTTTGCTCACGCGGGCGCCCGGGCTATCCGGCCGGATAGACTGGCCCGCCGCGTTGCATTACTACCATTCGGGCGCGGCGCCCGAGAGCGCGGTTGATCAATATTGCATCGCACGGTCGATCGTATGATCGCCGCCGCTCTTATCGCGCTCACGGTCGCAATCGTCGCCATTGTGCTAAGATTGTAGCCCCTTCAGTTCCCCTTTAAGCCCGCCCGGCACACGCCCGGCGGGCTTTTCTTTTACTTGACGGCGCGCAGCATGGTCCCGCACGTCGGGCGCTGCGTAGACGTGGACCTTGTTGCCGTTGTCCGCCGTTTTGACCCGTCCAAGGTCGACCCAGCCCGCCTCGCGCAACGCATGGAATAGCGCGTAGACGCTGCATTTAGTGCCGACAGGCATTAGCGATTGCAATCGGTCCACCAGCGCCTGCCATGGGCCTTGCACGGCCCCTAGCGCGAACTCTCCGCGGCGCTGGCGCATCATTTCGACCAGTGCCGACTCGACCGCCGACAGGCCCGCTGCCAGCATGATCGCCTTCGCCTCGGTCATCGGTGGCGCGCCACCAGGCGCGAAAGCGCTCACGTCGCGCGCGCGCAAGTAACCTGCGACTGCCTCACGCCCGCCGCCGGTCTTGAACCAGTCCCAAATATCGTCGCCCTCTTTTGGTGTCAATGGTGTCGCATCCGACCAAAGCACGTACCAGCGCCGATCGTCGCTGGGCAGCGTGATCGCCATGCGCTCATTTGAAAATGCGACCACGGACAATCTATTCAGCGCGTCGAACGGGTGCAAACCCTTGCGGTTGACCGGGATCAATTCGGGAGGCGCCGCCAGCAAGGGTTTCAGTCGATTCTCCAGCGCGCGCCGATCGTGCGCTTCCGCCTGCCGCAGCTCGTTGATGACCAGAACCTCGGACATGAGCGAATAGCCCCATTGACTGTTCAATTCTTCATTTTTGACCAGCGCGATATTTTCCTTTGATAGCCCGCCGATCGCGTACAAAAACGGCTCGAAAATCGTGTCCTTTCCGATGCCATGCGACCCGCCCAGCAAAATCCCATGATTGATTTTGACGTTCGGGTTTTGAACCTTGTACGCCATCCAGTCAAGTAGATGCTCGCGCTCGTTCGCGTCCGGTAGCAGGCGCTCCACCAAATCCAGCCATCGGGTCGGATCGCCTCCGTTTGATGCTGGCCGCGCGTTACGCCAAAGGTTCGCATACACGTCCCCAGCGCGCGACACCAGCACCGACTCGCCAGGCGCATAGGTGACCCCTTGCAGCACGCGGGCGCCCATAGCCTGCCGGTTTTCGTCAAAGCTGATTGACGCCTCAACGCGACGTTTTTTACCCGCAGCGTTCGCATGGATCGAATAGCACGCAACGTGCCGATAGATCGCGTTGAAATTACCGCGCGAATATTGCCGCCGGTCGACCAGATCAAAGTACCCGTCATCAGCGTGCAAATACGCGAACCGTTCAAACCATTCTGCCTGTTCGGCGCGTCCGACCTCGCGTCGGTCGACTTCGGCCACCACTCGCGCCGCCTCGTCCGGGTACGCCTCGGTCGGTGTCAGTCGTTGCATGACGCTCGACATCTTCTGCGAGAGCAGCTCCTCGCGCAGACCGTGCCCGTGCGCCGGACCGCCCTCGCCTTCGACCCACCTTAGAAACCGGGCGCTGTCCCAGTCAGCGCAGTGAGCGTGCAGACACCGGTAAGCGCGCGTCAGGGGAAAATATCTGCCCTCAATCTCATCGTTTGAGTGCGCGTCCGCGTTCGGACAGACCACTCCGCACCAGCCGGCGGTGTTGGTGCGCTCAAGCACCAGCCCGCGCTCGTGCAGCCAGGCCAACACGTCATCGTTCCCGTCGTCATCAAGCGCCACCGCGTCCACGGT